TAGTATTACCCGGCACTTGTGCACACTGCACAATCATAATTATAAATTATGGCTAATGTCAACAACAACCAAATGTCCAAATATTGGTGTTTCACCCTCAATAACTACACCCGTGAGGAAGAGGAAGCGGTTAAGGCTCTCTGCGAGGGGGAGAGCCCTATTGCCGACTATCTTGTTTATGGACGAGAGCGAGGAGAAGGGGAAGATACCCCGCATCTCCAAGGATATATCGAGTTCAAGAATAGGAAACGATTCTCCACTGTGCGCACTGTTATCCCACGTGCCCACATCGAACGAAGAATGGGAAGCGCATCTGAAGCCGCAGCTTACTGCAAGAAAGACGAAGACTTCTTTGAGGTATGTTCTTGGAACCCCCGTTTAGGGGGTTATTTGTGTTGGTGTGATTTAATAAACTCACCTATTTGGTAGCACGGCGTTATCTCGCAAGGACAAGGAGCTAGGAACGATCTCGCTAGACTACATGAGGCAATCTTCGTCGAGCAGAAGTCCGTTGCCCATGTACAGGAAGAGTACTTTGGATCATACATCAAGTACCATAGAGGAATTGAGAAGGTACTCCAGCAACGAGCGAAGCCGAGAACTTGGAAATCTCGTGTTGTTGTATACTGGGGACCCACCGGTACAGGTAAGACCCGGCGCTGCTTTGCGAGCTCAGATCCTCCGACATGGATCTATAGTTCAGACGGATGGTTTGATGGTTATCAGGGGGATGAGACCGTGCTCTTCGACGACTTTGGAGGACACGAGTTCAGGCTCACCCACCTTTTAAAGCTGTTGGATAGATACCCGATGAGAGTTAAGGTCAAGGGCTCCTTTGTTCAATGGTGCCCTAAAACGATCTATATAACATCGAATATAGAGCCTGCCTTTTGGTATCCTAATGCAAGAGAGGTGCATAGGGAAGCGCTAATGCGTCGTATTGACGATATTGAGGAAATGGCAGATGAATGGGTTCCTCCTGTACCTGTGGAAAATGAAGTCATTGATTTAACTGATGAATAAATGCCCGATTTAGACCAAAATTTTACTTATTCCCCCCCATTGCCTACTTTCATTGGCCCCTGCCAGGTAGGTCCGCGTGAGCGGGCCGTGTTAGGCGTCTCACGCCGCACATGCGACGAAGTCGCCTTTAGAGATTACTTTCAAATATTTCGCGCCATTTATATAATGTTGCCTAAACGTATACAGCAGATAAAACCTGCAAGGGCAAACCAGGGTATGCTTAGGGACCACATGAGAGCTTTTATGCAAACTCACAGAGGGAGTAAAGCACGTATTATTGCCGAACTAGCATCTTTAGGTTGGCATATTACTCCGTCATTTGTTAAAGGTTTAGGGCTATCTTTTGGTACTTGGTCAGCTACTAAAAAGTTCATTAAAAAGTTTGAGAAGCCATATGAGTGGGATGATGCTCCTCCCAGAGTTGAGAAAAGGAAACAATCTAAGATTAAATTTCCTTCTAAGAAACAGAAGCGTGTACATCCTACTACACAATTATTGGCTGATGTTGCTTTTGGCGCGTCTAAAAAATCATTAAGTAAAAGTACCTATACCAAGCAAATGCCATATCGAAGAAAAGGGTATGGGAAGTCTGGTATGCAGAAAAGGAGAAGATACAAGAAAAAGCGACAGAGAAGATCTAGAAGTTTTGGTCTTACAAAGAAGATCAAGCGACAGATTAGGAACATCGCTAAAAGGATATCACACGAAAGCCTCCCACAGGAGACACGAGAAATTGATAACCACCAGTATTCAAGTCCCGTTAATACAGCGAGTTATAACGCGATAGACTGTTTAACAAGGGATGATGTCGACAATTTATTGAATTATACGTATCCTACAATCGATGGAGGAACTATTGATTGGAAGGACTTGTCTTCTACTAATAGTGATTGTCGTGTTTACTTTACTAAAGGGTCATATCTCCAGTTATGGATAAGGAATAACTTTGATTACCCGGTTACAATGAAATTTTACCCGTACAAATGCGCAGATAGTACTAACGTCGATGCAGAGACAGAGATGACTAATAAGTTTCAAGAAACGCAGTACTCTGTCGCTGCTCCTCCTTTGATTCTCGGTAATGCGAAGCAGTATTATTTTATTAATCCTTCAGATGTTAAAATGAAGGACTGGAAGAGGCACGGGAAGGCCCAGACTAAGATTATTAACCCTAGTGAAGAGTGTAAAGTCTCTTTTCCTCTTACAGGTTATTATGATTACCGTAATGCTAATGACCAAGGGACAACCTACATCGCTGGGTGTTCGCATTCGTTGTTGATTAAACAATATGGTCACCCGTCGCATGGTAAACAAGAGGTTGATGCGCAAGGTCTTAACACTGGTTTATCAGATACTAAGGTTGATGTTATATCAAGGTGTAATCTCAAGTATAAACTAGTCACGAAAGACGAGATTGGTCATATTAAGCATGGACAGAACCTTGACCGCTATGGCTAACCTGAACAGGTCAGCAAGGCTATGGACATCGTTCAGGATGTTGATGGCTAAATTACAATAAATAAGGCAAACGCTATCTCTCTTTGTCAGTTTTTTGATGTAAGTTACACTAAAAAATGTTACGTTACATTTAAAAAAAATGAAAATTTTTAAAAAGTCCCCACGTGGAGTGCCGGT